TTCGTACCCCTCAAGGTCCAAATCGACATGACATTCAAGCAAAGTACAGTCGTAGTCCACGGTTGACGGCTCCATGCCCGTGATTCGGTCCAATTCACCCGTCAAATCGTCTTCATTTCCCTGTTGTGGCAGGACAGGGATGTCCCGATAGAAGCCCGCGATCTGGTTTTTACGCAAATCGTTCAAACTCATACGCACAACATGAGTAATATTCGGACAACTTTGCAAATCCGCAGTCTCGTAAGGGACCACGAGGTTCTCTGCCGGGATAAATTTGCTCACGGCACGGTCTAAATTGTCGTCATAGTACACTTTTTTGAACGTGCTACCCGCCAATGGCAAATAAAAGAGCATCTGATCCATGTCAGGCGTGTACTCTTCCATCTCATTAGTGATGTAGTAGTTCATAAAATCTTTGATGCGCTGGGCTTGGTCAGATTTTGCCGCGTCTTCAGAGCCAACTATGGCAGTACGCACGGGCCCTCCCGCTGGCAACAACTCGTTGAACGCTTGGGCCTGAAATTGCACAGCAGCTTCCGCCAGAAGGGGATGCGTGACGCCAGATGCACCTCTGAAGGGCTCAGTCCTTTCTGAGTAGTTGAAGCCAAGAAGTTCAAGACCGTTGGCATAGGCATCTTCCCACTCCTGTCTGCTGGATTTGTTTGCGTCAAAATCACTGGTAAGCTCACTGGCAATGCTGCCTAGCTCACGATCATCCATGTCCTCTGCTAAATTAGCAAAGAAATCAGTGCTGATCTCGCGCATAGACGGGTCAAAATCAATGACCGCGCCACCCTCTTCGTCAATCTCTATGTCGATGTCGCTAGGGACCCCGGACATGTCCAACGTACCGGGAGCCTCAATCTCAATCTCCGCCATCAACTCTTCTTGATCGACCTGCGGATTCTGATTGTCGATCAAAGATACAGGGGGTCTAGCCATGTTGTTTCCTCAAAATGTTGTTTACCTTACCATATAAGGTACAAATTCAGCAATCCCGCTGTTTACCGCGCCGCCTTCCTCGTACAGTTGGGCACCGGGCCGTGGTCCGACAGTAGCTTTTTTAACAGCTTCTCGTGCTTCTTCAAGAAGCTGGGCTGCATCTTTATTTTCACCACCAAATAAGCCTGTTTTTCTGGCCTCAACTATTTTTTTACCCGCCGTCATTAAATCAGATGAGGCTTCAATTCTTGCGGGCGAATACCCTGTACCCCTGATTGGGTCTATAGCAGCAACTCGCCTAAGTGCGTCCTCAACGTCCCTACGGGCAGATTTCAAGAGACTAAAGCTCTCGTTAAACTTTTGAGCCTCTGAGCCTTTATTGATTGAATTAGCAAAATCAACCTTACGAGCATGTCGTGTGTCAAACAACTGCATTACTAAATCCGCATACCCCGCAGGAACTGTGGCGTTTACGTCTTTAAGAAAACTCTCTCGTGAAACACGTCCTATGTCTTGATAGCCTAACCGCCTAATTGCATTTTTAACCTCCAAAGGAACATCAAAAACGTCCGCCCTTAATGGACTAAGATTGTTCTCCACCTTTTTTACAGGGCTTCCCGGCATACCTTTGAAAGACAAAAAGCCATCATCTGCAATAAACGAAATGGCCTCCCAAGCCGGGTATTCTCCAGAAGTGATTTCATCAGTAAGACGTTTTAGTTCTTGAGGGTCATTTGCTCTTCTGGCATTCATCAAAGATAAAAACTTATACTCGTATTTAGTAGGAAGACCTATCTCCAAACCATTTCTTTGATTCACCGATAAAAGATCTAGAAACTTCCTTGAATCTCCTTTCACAGAATCGTCAATTAAGGTCTTCTGAAGTTCTAAAGCTTCTGCCTTCACTGCGTCTTTAACTTTATCTGACTTAATCGAGTTTGTTCGCAAACGAAAGTTTTCTAAAGAATCTAATAAATTCTGTCCTGCGTCCCCGTAGTTATTAATAATACGGTCCCTCTCCACAGTGGTTTTCACCCCCGTAGGGAGCGAAAGCTCCGTTGCAGTGTTGTAAATCCCGTTGTCAATAAGGTTGCGTGTTTTTGGGCCAAGAGGCGTAGGCGCATTTACCGCAAGGTCAAACTGTTTGAGGGCCTGATCCAAAGGAATGGTCTGTTTATTCGGGTC